ATCTTGCGCACGCGAATATGCGCCTAAAACACCTGCTGCGCCACCTAACAACGAATCTGCCATAATAAATACCTGTTTAAACTGTTATCGCCATTATTGCAGCTGCGCCTAGCGTACCGAGCGTGCTGTACGTCTGAGCTTTTGACGCAGCTTTTGCTTGACGATATTGATTTTCTAACGCGTTTCGATTGCTTGCTGCGCTAGAAAGTCCATCCATAGAACGCTTGTAAACACCTTGTCCTACGTCAATGACGCTGCCGAGTAAAGATTGATTTAAATCTGTTTGTGCCAAACGTGCATTATTAACGGCTTGAGCTTGTCCTAATGCTGAAGATCGTTGCTGACCGCCTTTTAGAGCTTTCATCTGCGCAGGCGTTAATGACACTCCGTAACGTTCTTGATTGCGTTTAGTAATACCCGCAAACATTTCAGCTGCTTGAGGAGCATCTGTGCGAGCGGAGTCAATTAAACTCGTATCAGTTCTTGCTCGTTCTACAAGATCGCGCTCAAATTGCCCAAAATCATTTTCATAATCTACGGCATCTTGGCGCGTCATATAAGCTAGAAGCGCGTCAGGATCTTGGCTGCTAGGCATGGAGTTTTGAGCGTAAGGATTACCCGTAAAATTAGCACCGGGCATAAAACCGATCATGTCATTTCTCCAATATTTCTTCTAAAGTCCTCAAAGAATTTTGTCGTATCTGGGCTTTCCCCAAACATTCCAGCTTCGCCCGCTTTTAGACCTCCTGCCATTGCTATCTGTCCTATCGCGCCCGCTTTTGCGCCTTTAACTAAATTGTTTGCTGACGCTATGTCTACACTCTCTTCTGTATCCATGCGCGCCAATTGAGAAAGACCTCTCGCTGCTACACCTGACTGCCCGGATCTAGTGGCTAGAACATTTGCTCCTAGTTGATTTTGCGCGGCTCTACCTGCAGATCTCGCGCTTGCTATTTGATTTCCAAGCGCCATTGCTTTTGCACCGCTTCCCGTAGATCCGCCTATGGATTGCGTTTGTTCATAGCTTGGGTTGGCTGTAAGAGATTGCATTGCGGTAGCATTAGCCCTACCAACAAGCGTTTGTTGTAAACTGTCAGAAGATGCTTGATCACGCAAATCAATTAACGCAGGATTAAAAATAGCTTGAAACTTTACATAATCCGCAGCGGCTCCCTCTGCAAGCGCTTTGTTTGACTCAGGTTCTTTTGGTTTGTCTGGTTTACTACCCATTGAAACGCTCCGTAAACTGCATACTATCTAATTCAAAACCGCAGCTAGTTAAATAAGGTTTTAACTCTTCGTGCGACGTTTTTAACCTTAACCCGTCAAACCCTGCGTCTTTTGCTTTCTGTGCAAAAAATACGCGGTGTTTTAACGCGTAAGACCTACCTCTGTTCTTTGCCCAAGCTACCCATATAAAACAAAACGCCTCTTGGGTAAACGAGTCTTCATCTGCTGTCGTGACAAGGAACCCTTCGTTCGTTGTCCAAAGTTGAGCCTCGCCCGAAACACACGCTGCATAAACATCTTCAGCTCTATAGTTTGAGTGCGGAATGCCCGCAATAACCTCTTCTATACCTTTCTTTACCCAATCCCATTCTTTCCTTATATTTGCAATTTGAGGATCAGTAGCTTGTCTTCCATCCTCGATTTCTATATCTGGTTCTCGTAGCAATCCCGCCATAATTTACTTTCCTAGCAACACCATCAAATCGTTTTGCGCGAACTCGCGCTTCTTCAACACCTTGGGCAAACAACAGTCCATACGTATTCGCAGCATCAGTGTTTGACCATGTTTTGTTTGGTATGCGAAGAAGTCTAAACAACGCGCCATTTACAATAGCGTCTCGATAATCGTTCATCACATCATTGTCGCAACTTGTGCTTGTGTGCGACGGCTTTAGAACTGCCTGCACTAGCGTGCTACTTACGTCGGTAGCAGACGGAACAGGCGCTAACCAAAAAAGCGTGCTTGTCTGTTGTACATAAAATACAGGTTTGCCCGTGTACCCCGGATCTCGCCACCTCGGTAATTTTTGCTCAAGCAGAGAACTTGTGGTTGGTTCCAAAGCTTCGCCGGCATGTGTTACCCACAGAATTTGATGCACGGTTGTGCCAGTAGGCGCTTCTAAATCATATTCATAAATTTTTGATACAGTTGTTACTGCCTCTAGCTCTTGTTGATACACTTTTGCTTTTTCGCAAAGCTCAATAACTGAAGAACGAATGTTGTTCTCAATTAAAGTGTCAGGGCACCCATCGACCATTGGAAGAATTTCAGGTAGTAAAGATTCGTATGTAATAGCCATTTAAGCATTGCCTACATTTGGATTAGCCGCAGCATCAAGCTGCCCTTTACCAGTAACGGCTATTTGAAATAGCTGATAGTGCGCACCGGCTCGCGTTTGGTTGCCAGCCTCTGCGTCTTTCATGCACGCCATGTAAATAACATAATTCATTACGGCATTTGCATAAATATCAGGTACGCCTAGATTGTCGCTCAAAGCAACAGTCGCAGGATTAGCAGAGTACACAATCTCCATAAACGCATTACCTGCAACCCCTGGATACACATAAAAATTACGGGGATCTTCATCGTCATAGATGTAATGTTTAACATTAACGCCGTGCGCCGCAGAACCAGTAGCGGCAGGGTTATGCCAATCGGGAGTTTGAGAGTCTAATGCTTCGCGCTGCACTAGCCGCACTGAGCGTTTACCTGTCCCACTGCTCGAAGCTGACATGTTTCGAATAACATTAAGCAGTCTATTCCCGTCTGTTGGTATAGACTGCTTGGTTCCTGTAACAAGTGTAATCGTTGTGTTAGTAGCAGTAGCATCAGGCTTCAACAACGCTATTTCGCGCTGACAATCATTCACCCACAAAACTAGCTCTGAAGTGACAGGAAAGCGTATTCCTCCTGCATCTTGAAGCGTCGCTTGTACGCGATCAATAACGCTCTGGACTGATACAGCCATGCTGCCCCCTAGGTATTAAGAACTGACTCCCACGCAACTGTGCGCTCATCAGTTGCTACTGTTCTGCCCATCATTTTATTTACTGCCGCTGCTTTTGGAGAGCCGTCAGCTTTAAAATTAGTCGGGTTACCTTCTTCCATCATTTGCAACAGCGCCATTTTTAGATCAATTTCTGCAGTCACTTGCGCTTCTTGAGTTACAGCTTTTTGAACTCCAACTTGTTTAGCGCCTAATTGCATAGCAAGCAAACCTATTTCGTCTGCAACCTCGGTTTCTGTTCCAGCATCTATAGCAATAATGCCGCCGGATAAAGTCTCAATGCGTAAAGAATTTTCGCTTATTATCTTCATATTATTTCCTTGAAAAGAACCCCTCCCCCAAAAGAGGAGGGGTGATTCTTAGCTTACTGTGCAGTGTCTAAAGCAATAACACCGAAATCCTGAACGTTGCCAGAAATGTCGCTGTTGTACTTAGGCTTGCGAAGGCCAAAAATCTTGCCTACAGAGATACCAGATTGGTTTCCATAATCGAAAGTATCCTCGACCATTTCTGGCAATCCTATATCTGCCATCGCAAGAGCTTGAGCGCCACAGAACAGAGCTCGCGCCCCATCGATGTTAGCTCCGGCACCCCATTTATATCCGGCCGCTCCTGCATTTCCAGAGCTCCCGCTAGTAGCACCAGAAGTGTTGAAGACATGACGGAACTCATGAATCATTACGCCGTCAACCATCAGGCTAGAAGATCCGCTGAACAAACTGTTCGCAGTACCGCGTACCCCGGCGTTACGAACGTTAGCGAGGAAATCTGAGTCAAGCTTCAGATCCGCCATCTGTTGAGGAGTGACAAACATGTGGAAAGTTTCTTGATTACCACCGCCGCGAATACCACGAATGTAATTATCTTTAGCAAAAGCTTTCAGCTCAACAATACATCTGTAGCTAATTTTGTCAGCTGCAGTTAGATTGTTAGTACCGCCGGCAACCACGCCGTCAGTTGCGTCCCACCGACGATGACGATCAGAAGTTGGCGCAGATACGTCTGACGCAAATTCAAGATCGACAAGCTCATGACCCGCAGTAGCACTAGTAGTACGAAGCGCGCCGTTATTCTTTAGCGTGTAAGCAACACCAGAAAGCGTCAAGAACGATAGCTGATCACACCGGTCAGCAATTGCATATGCAAGTGCATCGCGAGATTGCTCTCGGAAATTTACAACAGTCTTCTGGTCAGTCATTCGTCCAGCAATCCTGTTTGCAAATCGCAGCTGATCAAGCTCAATAGTGATGTCAAACGCGCGGAGGGCTTCTTCATTCCCTTCCAACGTGTTATCACCCGTGATGCCATCTCCGGTCATGTCGGCAAGCAAAGTG